AAACCGCCTGACGTGGCTGTGCCTGANAAGGACTGGCAGCGCAAGGAAGGCCACCAGGTGACCGAGTGCACCGGCAGCGGCTGCAAGACGTCCAACGTCACCAACTACCAGACCGTCCCCGCTGGCCAGGCTAAAAACAGCACGGGCGACAACAAGCCGGACGGAACGGGCAACACNTCTGGAAATGGTCAGCAGGATCAGGGCAAGGACTCCGCGACCGATAGCGGCAATTGCACCTCGCCCCCTGTGTGCGTTGGCGACACGCTCAAATGCTTGCACCTTCGCTACACCTGGAAGATCGAGTGCAACACCAAGGGCAACGAGGTGACGGCAGGCGTCGGTTGTTCTGAAGGTGATGTGCCAGTGTGCGCCGGCAGCAGCTGCAAGGCTGAGGCGTATGCGTCGGTTCTGCAGCAGTGGAAGCAGCGGTGCGCCCTCGAAGCGATGGCCGCTGGCAACAAGGCTCGAGCCGATGGTATCGACAACGGCGCAGACGCCGGGGTGGTTGATGGGATCTGGATTACGCCTGGTGGCAATGGCCCGCTCACGCTTCGCACGGATCTTGTCCAGGTGGGTGGCAACGGCAGCCTGTTGCCTGAGATTGAGATTGAAGGGCAGGCCTGGAACGTGCCGCAGGGTTTTTATGATGCGATTGCAGCGGTGCGCATGGTGATTATCGCCATGTGTACCGTCCTGGCGATGTTCGTCGTTGGGAGGAATATATAATGTTCGATTGGGCGCGAAACTTCTTTGATAACTTCTTCGCGAATTTCGCCGACACGCTTCACAACTTGGTCAAGCTGAAAGGCGCGATCTGGCTGGGCCGCTTGCTTTCTGCTGTCGGGCTCGGGTTTGTGGCGCAGGCCTTGATCTATAACCCGATCATCGAATACGCCCAGCAGGCGTGGTCGCAAATCCCGGCTTCCATTGCCAACTGGGTGCACGCCCTCGGCATTGATACCGGCGTCTCTATCATTCTCAGCGCTTACGGAATCCGGGGTGCCGAGCGCATCTTCATCCAGCGCAGGAACACCGGCGTATGAGCCTGGGCGATACCGCGTCAATCACACTGGTGACCGGCTTACCTGGTAGTGGCAAATCGCTTCGCTTCGCGGAAGAGATTTCGAAGGCGGTTGAGGCTGGCGAGCATGTATTCGCTTGCAACATCGACGGCCTGAAAATCAAGGGTGTCACGCCGTTTGAGGATGCGCGCAAGTGGCGGGAGTTGCCGCCCGGTTCCGTTCTCTTCGTGGATGAGGCCCAAGCCTTTTTCCCCGAGCGGCGCGGCGGCGAACCGCCCGACTACGTGCGCATGAACAAGATTCGGCACGACGGGATCCGGATGGTGTTGGCCACGCAGCAGCCCAACTACCTGGACAGCTATTTGCGCGGCCTGGTCGGTCGCCATGAACACCTGTTGCGCCGGAACGGCAAACAGGAAAGTTTCATGTTTATGGATAACCAGGTGATGGACAATGTGCGGCAGAAACTGGCCGTCATTAAACGCACCTACGATTACAAGGTTTACAAGTTCAACCCGAAATATTTTGACTGCTACGAATCGGCGCAGACGCATACGATTAAGTATCAGATGCCGGCGCTGGTGAAGAAGGCGCTTATGATCCTGCCCATTGCCGCCATCCTCATGGGCGGGGCGTGGTACACCGTTTTCCGTGACAGTTCGCTCGCCACACGGGAGGAGGCCGCCGAACAGGCGCCGCCCCCGGCGGCGCCGTTGGCGGCCTCTCCCGTGCGGGCCGGCAGTGTCGCGGCTACGGTCGCCACGGCTGAGGATTACGTCGGCAACCTGGTGCCGCAGGTCGCTGATGTGCCCTGGACAGCGCCGGCGTGGATTGGCCGTCCTGTGGTGTCTGACCCGCACCTGTTCTGCATGTCGACCGAGACCACCTGCAGGTGCGTTACCGAGCAGAACACCGCGCCCCTCGCTCCCGTGCGCGATGACGTCTGCAGGCAGATTGCCAGGTGGGGTGAGCCCTACAACCCGCACAAGGCACCGCTGCCTTCGCAGCTGCAGGAGCGCCCCCAGNAGCCGCGCGGAAACAGGGCAGGGGAGGACNCGCTAGCGGCGGCGCGCGCCGCGCCTGCGACGCCTGGCGCTGTCGTGCGGGGTGACATGACGCTCGTTGGCAGCGGGGCCGGTCGNTGACTTCGGGCGGACGCGAGTTGTTGAAGTGGGTCGCCCTGGTGCTGATGACCGGCGACCACGTGAATCGTGCGCTCCTGGGCGGCCAGTACGTCGGGCTTGCTGACGCTGGTCGCCTGGTGTTTCCGCTCTTCGCCCTGGTGCTGGCTTGCAACCTGGTTCGCCTGCAGGCGATCCAGCCGGCCCTGCAGCGCTTGGCCATTGCCGCCGTGGTCGCCCAGGTGCCGTACTACCTGGCGTTCGGCTATGCGATGCCGCTCAACGTACTGGCTACCTTTGCGGTGGCGCTTTGCGTTTTGCTGCTCTGGATCCGGCAGCGTGAAATGCTGGCCTGCCTGGTCGGCCTCGTGCTTTCGCCGCTGGTGGATTACGGCCTGCCGGGTGTCGCCCTGGTGTTCTTTGCCTGGTGCTGGTTCCGTGGCCAGCGCTGGGCCGCCCTGGGCGTAGCCGGCGCTATGGCCGGCGTGTGCTTCTACAACGGTAACGCCTGGGCGCTCGCCGCCCTTCCGCTTGCCTGGGCGCTGGGCGGCCTGCATGTCGATCTGCCGCGTTGGCGGTGGACCTTCCTTGGCTACTACCTGGTCCATCTGGTCGTGTTGGCGCTCCTTGGGGTGTAGGGGCAAAGCCCCTACGGATAACGCCTTACCCGCGCCGAGCCGGGATCTGAGTCGGGGCAATCGGACCACCGAGAAAGGAACCGGTACCGGTAGCCACCCACCCACGAAAACCGCTTTTCCGCTCTCCCGCTGTTGCGCGAGGGACTAGAACCCGTCTGGGATGAGATCACCCAACGGGAAGCTCAGTTTCCCCCGGAAATTCAGGCCCGGTCCCGCAGGGACGCGCCCATACCTCAACCAGCGATCGAACCGAAACGCTCTGCATGCCAATCCCGCACCGGGATCCGCACAACGGTTACCGTGCCCCGATGGCTACGCGCGGAGGATCTCGCCCGGATCCTCGCCAGGCGCTCTTCCTGCTCGACACGCCACGCCAGCCCGCGCGCACGCTCGGCCGACATCCTCACGCCGTCTGGGCTGACGAGCTCGCGGCCCACCAGCCGCCACCCGGCCCACGGCCCGTGCAGTCGCACATGGTTTCGGGTGATGAGGTCCCGCACCTGGGCGGCGCACTGGTTCGGGCACGGCGTCTTGGCCGGCCAGCATGGTGGGCGGAAGTCGGAATCGGTCAGATCCATGCGCGGGCCTCGATGCAGTCTGGGGCGGGGCGAGGCCGATGCAGCTTGTGTGCCAGCCAGTCGCGCAGGAGCCGGGTCCAGTACCTCAGACCCGATTTCGCATAATATGGAGTGGGTGCCGCCTCGAATGCCCTCGTAGCCGCCTGTACGGGTTGCTGTGCCGCTCCCAGCACCCCCAGCGCTAGGAGGGTGGCGGTTGCCGCGAGTCGCTTCCAGAACGTGCGTTCTGGCGAGGTGAGTGCAGCTTTCTTCATGATCTCGATCGCTGCTTTTTCCGGTGCAGGGTGCCCCTGGATGCGTAGTGCATCCGCGACCACCCATACCTGCGGAATTCGCCTTCCTTGGCGATAGTGGCCGATTGCTCCGTCCGTGATCCCGAGCATCGGAGCCAGTTTTGAGAAGCTTTCGACACCTGCCGCGAGGCGCGTGCGCTCAAAGAATTCGTTCCAGTCCATACCCTCGCTCCGCCTGTAGGTGACGGCCGTAGCCTACGGGTGTTGACCCCTACGGGTGTAGGGGCGTATAAGGTGCCCGTTGCCCTACACATGTAGGCGACTCCCGCCCCCGGTCGCACCCCCGGCCGGCGCGGCGGGGTTACCGGGNAGGGGGTGCAAGGGGATGGGGCCATGTCGAACGCAATTCTTCCGGTGCTGCTGCTCGCCGCGCTCGTTCTGTTCGGCCTGGGCGGAATCGGTCTGGTCCGCTGGCGCTATGAGGCTCGGCATCGCCGCCTGGACGCGGATTACCGCGCTGCCGCCCTGGTCATCAACACCCGCCGCGAAGTCGCCGCTCGCGCGCACCGTCACGCGGAGGACGTCCAGTGAGCCGCACCACCGACGTGGAGCGTGGCGCATGGATGGCCTTCGACATGGCCGTTGAACGCTTCTCGCAGCCCGACCTGTTCGGCGATGTGCTGCCGCCGCAGTTCTGGCGGGAAATTCAGCTGGCGGCCATGGACACGCTCGACGAGTGTGCCGCGCTGCGCGCTGTCCTGGACATGGAGGTGGCGGGTGGCTGACGGCTCTTCCCGACTCCCCTCGTCTAACAGGGGAGTCAGTCGTTCAGGTAGCAGCGAATCCATGCTCCGGACGGCGAAGGATTCGCCGTCGCGGACCTGGGCGGGTCTGGACTGGCTCGCGGGGTCGGTGGATCTGTGGGACCTGCTGGGCGAAGCCGGTTGGCGGTCGGAGTTCGCCGACCTGCATGGCTTGGCAACCCACCTGCGCGCCTTCGGGCCGAAGCGAAAAAAGGACACCGACGCCGACGAGAACGGCGAGGTGGTTACTGGTAAGCGAGCGCCGTTCGTGCCTGCTGACCAGGTAGTGGCGAGCATCGCCAAGGCGGCCTTCGATTACCTGTTCGAGGGCACGGGGCTGGTGCTGGCCGCTGAGGCTGGCCCCGGCTCCTTCTACGCCTACAAGTACCTGTTGACCAACGTGTGGGGCGACGTCGCCGGCATGATCGAGCTCGGCGGCGAGCTGACCCAGCGCAAGGGAGGCCGCCCCTCTTTGCGCTTCGAGCTGACCGGTCTGGGATGTGGCCTGTATGAGCATCGGGGCGACGCGAGCGCAGACCACGCGGAGCGGTGGTGCGCGCTTCGAGCAAAGCTCGAACGCGTCGGAACGATGCTCACCCGAGTGGATACCGCCTTCGATGATTTCGACGGCAAAAGGAACCTCGCGCTTGCGCGCTGCATGTACGAGGTAGGGGAGTTCGATTACTCCTTCGCCGGTGAGCGCAAGCGCCCGCAGTACAAAGCATTCGAGGCCAGCAAGGGCGGCAGCACCTTCTACGTAGGCCACAGCAGCAGCGAAAAGCAGCTCCGCGTCTACGAGAAGGGCAAGCAGCTCGGCGACGAGGAAAGCCCGTGGGTGCGCTGGGAGCTGCAGATGCGCTCCAGCACCCGCAAGCGGATCACGCTCGATGTTCTTAGCGATCCGATGGCCTTCATGCGCGGCGCGTTCGAGTGCCTGGACTTCGTGGCCGCGTGCATGAGTCGGCTCGAAGTCACCAAGGAAGTCACCAAGGCGACCGCCAAGAGCGTGCTTCGCCACGTTCGCCGGCAGTACGGGGCGACGCTTAACCAGGTGGTCAAGTTGGCTCCCAGCGCCGACGACCTGTTGCAACTGATTACCGCGCTGAGCGTGGACAAAGTGCCGAAGTGGGCAAAAACCGGACGTCTCAACTGGTCGGACGTGCCGGGCCTTATTGATCGACCAGACGACGAAGGAAACAGCGATGAACAGCAGTGAGATTGTGGTGGTGATCGAGCCGGGCGAGGTCAAGGAGCGGGACTACAGTTTCAAGAACGATGCCGGCGAAGTGGTGGAGGGCAAGACCAGGAAGCAGGAAGCGCGCCTGGAATCGAATGGCTTTGCGTACCCGTACGAAGTTCGCCTGGAGAACGGCCAGCCGCCGTTCAAGCCGGGCCGCTACGTGATGAACGTGGCCAAGATGCTGACCGTCAACAAGGGCGCGCACAGCTTCTCGAAGTATCCGGTTCTCGAACCGGCTGCGGGGAAGTAACCCGTGGCCAAGGTCCTGCAGTGCATCGACTGGAACGAGGCCACGCAGCAATGCGTGACTGAGGCATGGGTCGATCAATCTGACTGGACCACGTATCTGCCCACCGTCGAGCAGGCCACGGCGGTGGGATCGGCGTACTTCCTCGGCCTGATGACCCTGGCAGTGGTGAGAGGACTGCTAAACCCCAAAAACGATGAGGACTGAAGCAATGAACAAGCTCCACAAGCTGGCCTCGCAGGCCAAGACCCGCGCCAACCTGGTGGCCACTGGCCTGATGCTGTCCCCCGCGTTCGCGATGGCGAGCGGCGGCGGCGGCGATTTCGATGGCACCGCGATCGTGGACAAGGTGGTGAGCTACACCGCCATCGGCGTGACCATCCTGGCCGCGTTCGCTCTGGGTCGCTGGACCCTGCGCGCCCTGGGCCTGATCGGCGGCAAGTAAGCCGAGCGGGGGCACGGTGGGGGAGGGGAAACCCTCCCCCTTTTTTCTAGGGGAGAAGCGAACATGGAAGGCCTGATTGTCCTGGTGTTTCTGATCCACATGTCCCACGTGTGCGCGAGCGGGTGGCGGTGATGCGCTGGCTGCTCGTGTTGGCGCTACTCGCCGGCCTGTGGTTCGTACCCTCGGGCGACGCACGTGCCGCGATTGACGGATGCACCGAGCACGCTCCGCGCTGCGATCAGGGCGAAGCCATGATGTCGTGCCAGGCAAGCCTGGCCGCAGTTGTTCCCCCCACGCCACCGTGGGAGTGGAAGGAGCATGAGTGTGTGCACGCGGCCTCGACCAAAAGGTATTGGTGCAAGGCGAGCATTCGGCATCCGACCTCCGGCAACGTCGTGGACCGGTTTTGCGGCTATCACTATTATTCCGATGATTGCACCAAGCGAAACGTGACGTATCCACCGGGTGATATGCAGCCCGCTCTCGCGCAGCCTGCTAGCGATTGCTATGGCGGATGTCGTGTAGCTGGGACGCAAGTCACCGCGCAGGTCGGCGGTATCACAATTTACGGTGTCGTGGATCGCAGCTACACCGGGGAAACTTGCACGACGCAGGTCGACGCCAATGCGCCTATCAACAATGCTCCGCAGGAGAAGGAACGCGAGTCCGGCCCAAAAGAAGCCGAATGCGTTGCTCTCGGCGCCGGCCAGACTGGGTGCGTGAAGCCTAATGGGGACTATTGCGCCACTGCCTCGACCGGCAAAACCTTCTGCTGGACTCCAGGCCAAGAGGGCGCCCAGGTGGACGGAGACACCGCCCAGGTAAAGAGCAAGACCGGCGAGCCGGTC